CATGTTTTTGCTCTCTTTGTACGAAGTTCATTTACCTTGCTCATAATTGTTTCCTCCTTAAGGTTTAATAAGGCCGAGTCTCTTTTCGAGCTCAGCGATCGGTGTTCCGCTCTTTTGCGGAGTTTCTACTTCTTTGGCCGCTGGTATTGCGGCCGCCTGTGCAGGGGTAACCTGAGCCTTAACTTCCGCCGGCTTATAGCGGGAGATCATCAGGTTCATCAGGCGCGTCTCTGTCTCTTTTCCGGAAAAAGAATAGGCAGGCATTTCCGCTTCCAACCTCTTTTCATCCTTCAAGAGATCATCCGCAAACCCAAGCTCAATGGCCCGATTTGCATTCATCCATGTCTCCGAATCCATCAGGTGAGACAGCTTTGCCCGAGACAAACTCGTTTTGATCTCATAGGCATTGACGATGCTCTCCTTTACCTCATCGAGCATGGCGATCGCCTTCTCCATATCCTCATGGTTGCCATAGGCAAGTGTCATGGGATTGTGGATCATCATAAGCGCTGTGGGCGCCATCAGGACCTTGGTGCCTGCCATGGCGATGACGGAGGCAGCGCTGGCCGCAATGCCATCGATCTTGACCGTAATATCGTCCTTGTAGTCCATCAGCATGCTGTAGATCTGACTTGCCGCAATGCAGTCTCCTCCAGGAGAATTCAGCCAGATCGTCACAGGACCAGTTCCTGCAAAGAGCTCGTCATGAAACATCTTCGGTGTCACGTCATCATCAAACCACGACGTTTCCGCGATGGTTCCATAGAGCTCAAGGACTCGTTCCTGTTCTCCTTCTGTTTCGGCCTGGTTCTTCCATTCCCAGAACCTCTTCTGTGTCCTCATCAGGATCAACCTCCTTTTCTGTATCGTTATCCTTTCTATAAGCAGCACCGGCATCAGTGAGCGGTACCATGTTCCCGTTTACGAGATATAGATTTCCGCCAAGCTCTTCTGGAATCAGATCCAGGTCTTCGAGCTGCCTTATGTCATTGGCGCTCATCCAGCCGTTCTGCCTGGCAGTGGCATAGCCATTCATGCGGCTTTCATAGTCCCCACGTAAGAGCCCCTCGACGTTAAACTTGAAGAAGTACTCCTTCTTCTCATCCTCCGACAGAAGCGCCCGATGCATGGACTGCTCCCAGCGAATCACCCAAGGGTCCAGCGTGTACTTCACAAACTCCAGAGACTGCTGCTCAATATTAGAAAAGCTCGACTTCTCCAGGTCTCCTACCATATGGGGAGGGACTCGGAAAATTCGAGCTATTTCATTGATCTGAAATTTTCTGGTTTCCAAAAACTGCGCCTGCTCGGGAGAGATGGAAATGGGCGTGTACTTCATTCCCTCTTCCAAAACGGCAATCTTATTACTGTTGTGAGATCCGCCAAAAGTCTGCTGCCAGCTTTCCCTGACACGGCTCGGGTCCTTGATGGTGCCAGGATGCTCCAGTACGCCGCTTGGCGCTGCACCGTTTGCAAAAAACTTACTACCATACTCTTCCGTTGCAATCGCAAGTCCGATGGCATTCTTTGCCATGGCAATCGGTGAGTAGCCGACCAGCCCATCAAAACCAAGCCCTGGGATATGCAGCACGTCGCTCGGAGATAGCCTCACCTTTGAGTCCTTGTTGATCGGCGCATCGTCGCTGCTCACAGTGTACTCGTAATAAAGCTGTCCCCATTCGTCGCGATCAACTGCCATACGATCTGGCATCAGCGGATACAGCGCAATGACCTCTCCTTTCCCGTTCCGGATAATCTGCGCGTAGGCGTTCCCCCAGAGCAGCAGGTGCGTCATCAGTGTTTCCCGGAATACGAAAGATGTCATCTCCGGATTGGGTTCGTCATGTACGAGTGTATAAATGGTATGATCCACCGCCTTTTCCGTACCAGTTTCTGTGTACCGGTACACCTGGAGAGGCAAGCTTGCCACCGCCTCTGACAGGATCCTCACACATGAGTACACAGCTGTCATCTGCATGGACGACCTCTCGTTAACCCTTTTCCCGGAACTGCTGCTTCCCATGAAAAAGCTGTATACACTCCCCGCTGTACTGTTTTGAGGTTTGTCCCTGGACCGAAATAAGCCGCTAAAGATTCCCATACCAGATCACCATCCTTTCTTAAAATACAAGAAGCCCACGTGTATCGTAGACACTCTCACTGGTGTCGTTTCCGCAGCGAATCGCACGGTCTAGGGCCATGATACAGGCAATCGCTCCATCGATCTTCTCTGTACTCTTTGCCTTGTCCGCCTTGATATTCCCTGCCGGATCTGTGCGAATAAAGATGTTATCCATGTTCCAGCGAAGGACCGGATGCCCGCCATGAGCGATTCGCTTTTCCAGAGTCAGCTTCATCAGTTCCTTTGTCGGCGGCGACATTGAAGCAAACCCCTGTCCCATGGGAACGACTGTGAATCCCATTCCCTCCAGGTTCTGCACCATCTGAACGGCACCCCACCGGTCAAAAGCAATCTCCCTGATGTTATAGAGCTCTCCGAGATGTTCGATAAATTTCTCAATAAACCCATAGTGCACGACGTTTCCTTCTGTCGTCTGAATGTATCCCTGCCGCTCCCACACATCATAGGGAACATGATCACGGTTCACTCTAAGCGGCAGTGTTTCCTCTGGAAGCCAGAAGTATGGAAGGACGTAGTATCGGTCCTCCTCATTTTCTGGCGGAAATACAAGACAAAAGGATGTCAGATCGGTTGTACTGGAAAGATCTAAGCCTCCGTAGCAGACACGGCCCTCCAGCTCTTCCGGATTAACAGGAAACGCACAGGCATCCCATTTTTCCATTGGCATCCATCGCACTGCTTGTTTCACCCACTGGTTCAGCCTCAGCTGCCGGAAGGCATTCTCCTCGCCCGGATTCTGCCTTGCCGAGTCACATGCAGCTTTTACCTTATCCATACCGATCGTCTCACCAAGAGAGGGATTAGCCTTTTTCCAGGTCTTGGGATCTGTCCAGTCCTCATCATTTCCGGCGCCATAGATTACTGGATAGAACGTGCTATCCTTCTTTCTCCCCTCAATGATGTCCAGCGCCTTTTGATGGGTCTCATAGCAGATGCTGTTCGTATCCGTTCCCGCTGTTGTAATGAGGAAGTACAGCGGCTGCATTCTCGCATCACCAGATCCCTTTGTCATGACATCAAAGAGTTTCCGATTTGGCTGCGTATGCAGTTCGTCGAAGACAACGCCATGTATATTGAAACCGTGCTTGGAATAAGCCTCGGCGGACAGCACCTGATAAAAGGAGTTCGTAGGCAGATACAGGATCCTTTTCTGTGAGGCCAGGATCTTGCAGCGTTTTTCAAGTGCCGGACACATCCGCACCATATCAGCAGCAACGTCAAATACGATGGTTGCCTGGCCCCTATCTGCAGCGCAGCCATAAATCTCAGCACGCTGCTCACCATCTCCGCAGCAAAGTAAAAGAGCGATCGCCGCAGCGAGTTCGCTCTTCCCATTCTTCTTCGGTATTTCCACGTAGGCTGTATTGAACTGCCGGTAGCCGTTGGGTTTGATGATCCCGAAGAGATCCCGTATAATTTGTTCCTGCCAGTCCAGTAGTTTAAACGGCTTTCCGGCCCAGGTTCCTTTTGTATGACAAAGGCACTCAATAAAGCTTACCGCGTAATCCGCCAGCTCCTTGTCATAAACCGAATCCTTCGCTTTAAACCGCGTCGGTTTGTATTTCTTTAGTTTCTTCATAATCCATGCCTCAAAAACAGTACTAAAAAAAGGCCCTTCGACCCTTCGCTACGAGATACAGCCCGCCATGGGCTGCGTCTCCGGTGTCCCTCTTCTTTTTTATTTCTGCTGCATCGCCCAGAGGATCGCGTGGCCGTCATCCTCGAATTCGACTTCGCTCGCCGCTCTCAGTCCGATGGTGCCTTCGCAGCTTGTGTCATCGGTGAGGAATTCGTAGATGGCGCCGAAGTAGCTGGGCTTTCCTTTTCCGTTGTAGTAATGACCAGCCAGTACGATCTTGTCTCCGAAGGTCAGTACCTTGCTCCAGCGGCTTTCGAGATCTTCCAAGGTTGTGGGATTCGGGAGTCTGTAGGTTCTCATTGCTTTTTCAATCGTCATCTCTTTGTCCTCCTTATCTAACCTTGCCGGTTCTGACTACTCTTAGTTTATAAACTTCTTCGAAGGTGGCGCCCTTCAGGCTGATCCCGAAGGTAAGCTCGATCTGGTCCTGGGCTTCAAATCTGTTGTTTGCTTTCGCGCTGTAGGCTTTTCCGTTCTTCTTGAAGGTGTAGGTTGTATGCATGTTCGTTTCCTCCGTTTGTGCTTTTTTCCCTTTCGGTATGTGTAGATTA